GATTGTCTTACGATGTCTTCGTTGAAAACAGGTGTGAAGTTATTCAGCAACGCTGATTTCAAACTAGAACCGTCACGCACTGTCATTGCCATGTAAGCATCAGATGCAATGTTCACACCTTGTTCTAACAATTTAGCGCCAGCGATATCCACTGTTGCGAAAGAGTTAATTGGTGTGCCAGCGGTACCGGTGAAAAAATAAAGTTCTTGTTCCGCAGCAGAACAGATGTCACGTTCCATTTGCGTAACAATGTTTTGAATGGCTGGTTGAATAAACATGCGACTGAAGTCTTCAATACGCAATGATAAATCTTGAACGGTGTAAGCGATCAAGGCATGGTATTGGTGAGCAACAGTGATGTTTTCAACAGTTTCGATAATGTCTTGGGGAACGGCTGTTGAGCCATCACCAACAACAAAGTTATTTTGTCTGCGAACTTGCAGCGTGTCACCAATTTTGTAACCAGCATTTTGAAAGTCATCTTGATAGATGCGACTTCCAGTCATTACAAACGGTGCATTATTAGCAAACATTGCTAATGCGGTATTTGAAACCAATTGAGTAGTAATAAATTGATTTGGCATTGCTCGATCTCCCATCCATGGTTAATGAGCACGTCCGTAAGTTCATCCTAAACTTACTATTTGAACGTACCCGCTTTCATCCTTGCTCTGATACTTGCAGTATCTTGAGCACCTGAATTACTAACTGGCGTGCTTTTAACCTGACCTAGTGTCCTAGGTGCCTGGGAGGCTTTTGAATCGCCACCACCGATCAAAGCATGCGACAGTTTCACAATTTCTGACGCTTGATCTAGAGGGTGGAGTTTGGATATTCGGAGGAGCTCATCTTTGTTCTTACCGAGCTTGTAGAGAGTTTCACCGGCACTACCTGGTCCCGTTTTGGGTAGGAGCAACGAAGCATCTCGCATGTGGCCAGTAAAGGGGCTATGTTCGCCTCTCACTACCTCATCAAAGTCGTCATATTTGTCGGATACAGTATCAAGATGTCTATGAAGATCTTGATATTGCCGATGAACATGAGCGGCTTGCTCCGCTTGTTTAGCTTTGTTCTCTTCCATTTCCTTGTGTCGGAGAGCATAGCTAACTGCCTTGTGAATCTGCTCATCTACATGAGGCATCGAGCCGTCATTGTAGGGGTTTGACTGGTCAGAGTTTTCAGCGTTTGGCTGAGCCTGTCTAGATTGCATGTCCGCCATCCTAGCGTGCAACTCACGAATTTCCCTATCGTGAGCCCTCTTTTGTTGTTTCAGACGTTTCTGAACATAAAGAGGATCGTTAACATTCTCACCACCTTTGGAGTCGCTATCTTCGGATATTTCCGCAGCAGCTTCCTTCGGCTCACCTACACTGTCCATCACTTCACCAGCAAGCTCATCCTGAACTTGACCTTGAGCGCTTTCCATATCGTCTCCACTCGGCATTTTTTTTGCCCCGAACTATTAGGCAGTTCGTGTGCCCCGCAACAATCCTTGTTACGTATTCAATGATTGTAAGAGTGTTAAATTTAAAAACATCAACACAGATACATATCTATATATAGATACAATTACCTATTCTTTTCCTTGTTACCGGAAACATGTAAATCAGACATAATCTTCGCAATGCGTGCCGAGAAATCCATATCCGCTTTTGCCATGTCGATCTTATTTTTCTGCATATCCATACCCATATCACTCGCAAGCTTTTTGGCGTTCATGATCAACTCAGCTTTTTCAAGTTCATGCTTTTCCTGTCTAATACGTAATTCTTCTGCACGTTCCTGTAATTGGGATTGTTTGATCTGCATTTCTTGCTGCATCATTTGCTCTTCTGGTGATGGTGGTTGCGGTGGTAATTCCTTACCCTCTTCCTTCGCCAAGATTTGTGGAGGTACCATCGATTTAAAGCGCTCTGCCATTTGTGGCATGAACTGTACATCTAAGTTCTTAGCCCAAAGATCGGCAATTAGCGGAAATGATTGCGGGAAGGCTTGCAATGTTTGTTGCATAAATTCCAATGCAATATCTTTTTGCACTGCAAAAGATGGTCCCGTATCGATTTCAATATCAAACTCACCAGCAGTAATAACATTGGATTTTGTTCCGTCTTTTTCTTCTTTATTTAAAACAACAGATTCAGTGCGCCCATCAGGCTTTGAAACAACCATATGACGCTCATCATCACCAGCAATATATGGCAATAGATCTAAAACAACTCTGCCACCTTGTTCGATTGCTTGATTGAGATTATCAAAGAATACGTACGCACTCATTGAGCCTTCCATCTTGCGCTCACGACGAGCTTTCCCTGAAATATCTTTACCTTGCAGCGCTTCAGTTTCAGAGAATCCAAGTATCTCTCTAATATCTTGGCCACCACGTTGGAAATTCTGTAGGAGACCTTGCGACAATTCCCAAGCCGGTTGCTTCATAGGCATTGCGCCAGTTTTCGGATCGGGTTTTGCGCGCAAGATACCCATTTGTAACTCTGGATTACGCCAATCTTGCTCATAACCAATGATATTATCGGGTGTTCCTAGCCATTGTTCGCGTCTACGGTTCTTAATTTCAGCGGCAATTTCGGAACCCACGTAGTTAATAAACTTCTGCGCATCACGGGCTTCATGAATAAATGATTTAGTGTATTGACGACCTTCAATGTAATAACTATCGCCATCCACAAAGATAATAGGCAATTGTTTAGAAGGCCACTCGCTGAAATCAATAATCTGATCGCGAATCATACGATAATGCATGATGCGATAATCTTGGGACTGACGCTCACTAACGATTTTAGGAATGCCATTCTCAATAATATTACGCGCTTCACCTTCACCAGCTATTTCACGCTGTAACTTGTGCTTTTCCTGCATCACCTTCCACTCGTCTTGAGTGGCGGTGCGACCGTCCGATAATTTGTACAGAATGAAGCTATACCATTCCTTAACAAAGTAATCGCAAACTGTAATGGTGTCCCGCGTTTGCCATTGGAAATCCAGCAGCATGTATGGATCAATGTAAGATGTCGGATTGGTAACAAATGGATAGGTAGCAAAGAACTCATCGCGACTAAATACATAATATCTGGCACAGAAGTTACCATCACCTTTATGTGGTTTGAGCGCACAGGGATCAAAGACAGTACGCGTAGCATCAGGAATCATTTCATAGCGGATAATTTGATTAAATTGTTTCGGAGACTCATAATCCAAACATATTTGGAACGCACCAAAACCCATCATGAGGGCTGATTTGAATGCAGTTTGATATACTAGATCATTTTGACTTTGATACGATATCGTACGTACTAGGTCTGCTCTTAGGTTTATCTGCTCCTGAGTTGCCTTGCCAGTTAAAGATCGTACTAAAAGGTCTGGCTTATTTTTTCGTTGTTCTCCTGCTACTTTTTTCGTAGAATCGTACAACTTATTGAACGTCATGGCAGGCTTAAATAATCGCGTAAATTCTGAACGCTCTACCGCGGTCCACTGATCTCTCAAGACAAAGTTCATATCATCCTTACCGCGGGTGATATTCTCTTGAAAGTAACTATTCCAGGTATTGAGATGCTTGTTTGCTTGAGTTAAAACTTGGTTTTCATCAATGCCAGCCTCATTGAGCATGTCAACTCGGCGCGCTTCCATTTCATTGATTTTTTCAACAGATAAGGTTTTATAGTCAGATAATTCGCGTTCCATGATTACCATCCTTGGTTATCGGGGATATACGTCAGCAATCCTTGCTAACAGTGCTACTATTCTACTAAGATTCGGTCAAAATTGCATCGTCTTTTGGCGGATCAGGTAATGGCATCCAATGTGTAACATTATCAATTAGAAATTCATTATCTTGAAACACAGATATTTCTATATAATCGCTAGCATATCCATGCGCCCATACAAGCACACCTTGTGTTTGTATGGGCAATCTATCTTTAACGCTTATCCATTCACTCATTTCAGCACCATATTAATGGTGCTAATACTAACGCTAAAAGTTTAAGTTTCATTTTTTTCATCCGCTAATTTTAAAGTAATTTCTGTTATTTCTTTTAAAAGATCGCATAAATTATCACTGGCTATATATCGATATTTACCATCATTTAAAATGTCAGCCGTAAATTCATTATTAAAATTTTCTGATCTTATTTCTATTCTTATTTTTTTCATCTCATCACGTCAATAACAGGCTGTACAGTTAATAGAATTTTGTAAAATAGGATTACCATGAGGACAAAATTTCAATTCCTGTCGAGGATGAATCATAGGTTGAATTGGCGCAGTCATACCATTTAACAATTTAGATATTACCGTTTCAAGATGATTTATTTTATAACTCTTCGGTATGAGAGAGTTTAGGAACAAAACATGTGCTAGCTGATAAATTACCTTTGAATATAATTTCAGTTTTGTAAATCCATCCTCCTGGTACTTTATAGCGTGTTATAGAACTATAAGGATCATGAAATATTAAATCCCAAAAATCTTCTTTGTTTTCTTCTGTCATTTTCTAACCCTTATAATTATAAAATCTTTGCAACGAGGCCGTGATTCAAGAATGATGTTCTTTATGGTGACACTTAGCACATAACCATCTTACATCTAATGGTTTGCTGTAATCATCATGATGAGCATGTATTCTATTAGTTTTTTCGCATTTTTCGCATGGTTCTGCTATTAACTTTCCAGACTTTATTGCGTTTCTAACAATGCGATGAACTTCAGCTTTTTCAGGATATCGAGATTCATAAATCTTTTTATATCTAACCCGATCTTTTGTTAAGCCGCCTTTCCATGCATTATTATTTTCACCTTTTGCATTAGAGCCAACTTTGTTTCCATTAGAAATATTTAAACATTTTCTTGAACAAAACAATCCCTGTCCAACGCGAACCCTATAAGGCATTGTTTTAAAATTACCATTACAGTTTAAACATATTCTATCAACCCAGTTTTTAGTGGGCTTTCGAGGTTCATGTTTTCTAAATTTCTCTATCATAGCGCCGCTCGTTGCATAAAATTGGTGGCTCTCTAGCCATCTATATCAATTGCTTTGATCATAGTATTCTCGGCCGAGTCAACAATCAGTAGAATCAATAAGTGACAACATACTTTCGCGCGTGTCATCGAGAGCCATAAACTGGTGCCCGATCTCTCTAAATCTTCATAGAAACATGTGGCCAACATTACTACTCATTAAAGAAATCGGGCATAAAATTGGTGGCCTATTTTCCTTTGTCCGTTCTGTTTAATAGAGAGCTTCGTCCTCTCAACAAAGTATCGTCGGCCATAAATCTTGCTGTGACTGTGTTCTCATCGTAGTTAGCTTGGAGAACTCTACGCTATGCCTATGCATTTCGAGGCGTTACTCTCTCATCAGGCTTTAAATGCTAACCTAGACCTACCTATATCACTCACAGCTCGGGTAGGAAACGCTCGTTAAAATCTTAGGCGATAGATGCGGCTATCATATCACTCGAAGTAGTTTATGACAGGTGCACTATCGCCCATCTACACAACTAAGCAGCCGTTGGCGCAGCGGGCGCTACCGGCGCAGCAGGAGGAGCAATAGCAGCACTAACAGCAGCTTGTTCTACAATCTTCCAATCTGTTGCTAAAATATCAGTCAAAGTGGAATTACCAAAAAAGTTAGTAAGTTGTGAACTTGGTTGGTGTAATGCTTTAATAATATATTGCATGCCAGGAAGCAATACTAAATATTCTCCTGACGCTGCCCAAATCTCACGTGCCAATAATTCACCTTGTTGTAATGCTTCAACTGCTTCTAAAAAGTTCATCATACATCTCCTTTAAGTTTAAGTTAGTCTTCCTTGATTTAAGTTTAATAACGTCTATTATGTTGTAACATCATTTCCACTTTATCCAAAACAGCAGGATGAAGTTTATTTAATTTAGCCCTAAATTCATATAAATGATCTATGGCTAATTTTAAATCCTCTTGTTCATTACGTTCATAACGATCATCGCTACACACATTTTGAGCTAGTGTAGGTCTCATAGATGCACAATTTAAAGTTCCTAGCATTATTTCTTCCCCTTCTTTTTCTTACGCTTCTCACCGGCTTCACTATAAGCAATCGCTACACTTTGCTTTTGTGGCTTGCCAGCAGCCATTTCTCGCTTCACATTCTCTCCAAACCCCTTACGAGACTTTGCAGCACTTCCCTTCACTAACGGCATTTTACTTCTCCTTTTGGTTGAGTTACGAAATTCCATTTCCTTGATAGCATCTTCTAGATACCATCTTGCCTTCTTAAGATCTTCCAGTCCATTCTTATGCTGCCAGCGCCATAGATATTTAACTGCATTGCCTATATTAAATGGCATATGACGTGTAACTTCAATACATTCTATGCAATCTCCGCATTTGTCACAGCGGGCATCAGAAGAAGTATAATGTGGGGGATGATTTACATTGTCAGTCATTTTTTAATAATCCATTTTCAATTAAATAAATTACCATCTTCGCACGGGCATTTGCTTCACTAATTTCTAAAGTTTTATGTTCGGTTTCCATATAATCAAAATCACACCAATATAATCCATTATTTGCTTTACCATTAACGCACCACGAACCTAGCATCTCACCCAATTCAGCTACGGTGAAAAGTGAATAAAGGTTAATAACATCATCATCCGGCCAACTATTATTAACATAACCTGCCGATCTTACTTTGCCATTATTAAGCAATAAATCAATATCATTACCAGTAACGATCGAACCATCAGCCCAATAGAAAAAACTTTCCTGCTTAACTCCCAATTCTTTTAGTCGCTTAGCCAATTCAAATGAACATACTTGGTCTTCTATGTTCATTTAGGTGGCTCCGGCAATGGCATCCAATGTGTTACTCTTTCACCAGTATCTTCATGGTTTAATTCAAGTCTAAATATATGATCACCTTTTTCATATTCTCCTCGATAAACTGCTTCTGTCGTAACTCTAGTGTCTAAGTAAACCAAAATACACTGTTTATATAACGGTAATTTATCTTTTACACTTATCCATTCATTATTTATCCCCATACAATGCCCCTACCTTCGCAAGAATAACACTTATCAAAACGTAAACCACCTGACCCAATTAAAGGTTCTTTATCTATACGTTTACCATCACAAATTGGGCATTTATAAGGTTTTTTTGAAACAAAAACCTTACCGTAATATTCATGCCATTTAGATAAATCAACATCAAGTTTTTGTTCAAATTCATTTCTTAATTTTTCAATATCTTTTTCAATCTCCATTAAAGACTTATACTTTAAATTAGGAAATCTATTTTCCAAATCTTTTATGCGGCTTTCGTGGTCTTGTCTTATTTCATCTAAATATTCCGTATCAGCAAATAAACCTTGATAGTTTTCTTCTAATATAACCATTCGCTTTGATAGGTTACAGTCGCCTTGGTAATTCAAGTCCCAATGATTTACCACAGTCCGAGTTAATGAACTAACAATCTCATTAAGTTCACGAAATGCATTCCAAATACATTTACAATCATCGACAGAGATACCGCAACCTACGCACAGATGAGAATTACCT